CTTTGATGTAAGCCTTGCCCCTTTAGTCCCAAGCGAGTTTGCAAAATGCAAATCCCATCTAAAGATGATAGAAGCGGGAATGAGCGGATGCGCCCTAATAGTTTCTGATGTATCACCCTATTCCCCATATATCACCAAAGAGAACTGCCTTGCCATCCCCCATAAAGGAGACTGGATGAAAGCAATAAAGCAACTAAACGAAAACCCAAACCAAGTACACGACCTAAAAGAAGGACTCAAGGAATGGGCAAAGGATTTCCGAATGGAGAAAATAAACGACATAAGATGGAATGCTCTCACGAACTCCTAATGCATATCGCCAAGCGATTTGATAGGATAATCATCACGGGAAACCAACGAAGCGGAACAACCTTCTGCGCCAAAGCCCTTGCCAAAGAATTGAAGTACCACCATATTGATGAGATGTACTTTGAGGCAGATAGGGTATCACGCTTTGAAGGACTACTTAACCACTACTCAAGAGCAGTATTCCAAGCCCCCGCCCTTCTACACATAATGCCCAAATACCAAGACAACCTCTTGATAGTTGTAATGCAAAGGAGAACAATAGACATCGTTACTTCAATGGAGAGAATCAACTGGTTCTCACGCTTCGGTCAAGCGGAATACAATAAATTCCAAGAAGGCATCTGCTCCACCCCCGAACAACTGGTAGAAACCAAAAAACAATTCTCCCAAAAACTAAAAGCACTACATTTGCCCTACACGGAACTCAAACACTTTGAAGGCTTCGTAGACAAGAGAATAGGTTGGGGAGAAAAACAAACGGAATGAAGAAACATACCAAACTCTACTTGCAAGAAATGGGCTACGATGAAACGGACTGGATTCCTTGCGAGGTATGCAACCGTCAAGCCGTAGACATCCACCACATAGAAGCAAGAGGAATGGGAGGAACATCCAACCACGACACAATAGAAAACCTAATGGCTCTATGTAGGAATTGCCATATAACCTACGGAGATGTGAAACACCATAAGGAGTGGCTACAAGAAATACACAATAAAAAGTTATTTAGAAGAAATAGTTGAAAAATACAAGAATAAACAATGGCATTTGAAAAAGGAGTAAGTGGCAACCCAGCGGGTAAACCAAAGGGAGCAGTAAACAAAACATCTAACAAAATCCGAGAGGCTTTCCAAAAACTCATTGAGGACAACTTGGAGAATATGACCACTTGGCTTATGCAAGTAGCGGCGGATGACCCAAAGGCAGCTCTTGATATTATGACCAAACTTGGAGAGTACACAACCCCTAAACTCGCGCGGGTAGAGAACAAGCACGAGGTGGATGAGGGGATCACCGAAATACAACTCAACTTTGTCAAGCCTAAAGATTGATTACTCCGTAGTCTTCCAAAAGAACTGGGATGCAGATACCAAGATTATAGTCAATCAAGGAGGCACTCGTTCGGGAAAGACCTATTCCATTTTACAACTCCTCATAGTGCTTTCATTCAGCACAAGAGGTAAGGTGTTCACGATAGTGAGAAAATCTCTCCCATCGCTTAAAATGACCGCCTATCGGGATTTCTTTGAGATACTCAATCGTTTGGGAATCTATAATGAGAAAAACCACAACAAATCAGACTACACCTACTCCCTCAACGGAAACCTCTTTGAGTTCGTATCGTTAGACCAACCCCAAAAGAAAAGGGGCGCAAGGCGTGACTATCTATTCTGCAACGAGGCCAATGAACTCACTTGGGAAGATTTCTTCCAGTTGCTTGTGAGAACATCGGAGAGGATATGGATTGACTACAACCCCTCTGATTCCTTCCATTGGATTTACGACAAACTCCTCACAAGGGATGACATCACCTACATCCAATCCACCTATCAAGACAATCCCTTCTTGGATGCAACTATCGTAGATGAGATTGAGAGGCTTCGTGGTACGGATGATGATTACTGGCGTATCTACGGTCTTGGAGAGCGTGGTATGTCAAGAGCTACAATCTTCCAATTCCAAGTAGCCGAAGAACCCAAAGGCCAACTCGTATCATTAGGACTTGACTTCGGATTCACCAACGATCCCACCTCTCTTGTCAAGGTGTTTAAAGATGGTGACAACCTATACATCCAAGAGTTGCTCTACCACACCAACCTAACCAACCAAGACATTAGCCAAAAACTAACGGAACTTGGACTAACAAGGTTTGATGAGATATGGGCAGATAGTGCCGAACCCAAGAGCATTGAAGAACTGCATCGTATGGGATGGAATGTCAAGCCAACGGCTAAAGGTGCTGATAGCGTAATGGCGGGAATAGACATCCTCAAACGCCATAAGATATTTGTCACGAAGGAAAGCAAGAACGCAATACGAGAGTTCCAGAACTACAAATGGCAAGAGGACAAAAACGGGAACCTACTCAATAGACCCATTGATGCCTTCAACCACGCCATTGATGCGACACGCTACGCCACCTTCAATAGGTTGAGCCGTCCGAACTACGGGCGTTATGCTATAAGATAAATTCTAAAGGTTATTTAAGCAATGGAACTAAAAGTCATTGTACCCACTTCGCTTTCGGAAATCACCCTTGAGCAGTATCAACGCTTTGCTCGTCTGGAGGGGGACAACGAGTTCTTGACCAAGAAGTCATTGGAGATATTTTGCAATGTCCCGTTGGAGCAGTTGCCTAATGTCCGTTTTAAGGATGTTTCTAATGTGTTTAATCACATCAATGCAACAATGCAAGAGAAACCCTCCTTAACGCAGAGATTCACGCTTAACGGACAAGAATACGGATTCATCCCATCGTTGGAAGATATTAGCTACGGGGAGTTCGTAGACCTTGATTCATATATGAGCGACACTCAAAACCTCCACAAGACAATGGCGGTGTTGTACCGCCCCATCACGCAAAAGGCTGGGAAGCGTTATCAGATTGAACCCTATGAATCGGCCACCAAGTATTGCGATACTATGAAGGCTGCGCCAATGGATGTCGTAATGGGTGCGGTGCTTTTTTTTTGGACTTTAGGAAAAGAACTTTTAATAGCTACGATGACCTCTTTGGAGGCGCATCAAATGAAGAATTCACGCCAGAAAGCCAATTCTCAAAACGATGGGGTTGGTATACAACCTTCCATTCACTCGCTCAAGGTGATGTTAGACGATTTGATGAAATTGGAAGACTACCCCTTTATCAATGTCTTACCTTCCTCTCCTTTGAGAAGCACCGAAACGAAACCGAAAACCGAATACTCAAAAGCAAACTGAAATGAGGCAGTTCTACAATATCACTAAAACCATCAAAGACACCCTTGAGGCACATAGCCAAGTCAATGTCGTAACCTTCGGGGACATCTATGATGTAGACCTCAATAAGCAAACGATTTTCCCACTTTCCCACATCACGGTAAACCAAGCAACCTTTGAGGGGCAGACCGTTCGTATGAGCATCACGGTTATTGCAATGGATGTTGTAGATGAAACGAAAGAAGATCCAAAGAGCCAAGCCGAGCCTTTCTACGGAACGAACAACGAGCAAGACATCCTCAACACTCAACTTGCAGTAATCAATGACTTGGTGACGGAATTACGCAGAGGCACTTTATACACCGACTTGTACCAGTTGGATGGTAATCCCACTTGTGTACCATTTACGGAACGCTTTGAGAACCTCTTGACTGGATGGACGGCAACCTTTGATGTGTTGCTCCCAAATACTGAAATCTCTATTTGCTAATGAGCCGTCAAGAGAACATAGAGGCTACTCTTGATAAGTTCGCTCGTTATGTTATCCAACAAGCGAGAACGAACCTAACGAAGCAAAAACGCAATGCTTCCAAGAAGCTCTATGAATCTTTAGATTATGACCTAAAGGTTTATTCTAATTCTTTCTCTCTATCCTTCAAAATGGAGGACTATGGAGAATATCAAGACAAGGGCGTTAGCGGGGTCAAGAAGAAATACGACACCCCATACAAATACACAAATAAGATGCCTCCCGCAAAGGCATTTGGTAATTGGGTAGTCCGTAAAGGGCTTGAGGGGATTCGTGATAAAAAGACGGGTAGATTTATTCCTCGTAAGAGCCTCCAGTTTGCTTTGGCGAGAAGCATCTACTACAACGGAATCAAGCCCACTAAATTCTTTAGCCGTCCCTTTGGCTTGGCCTTTGATAAATTGCCTCCCGAAATCGTTGAGGCATTCAAACTCACAAACGATGATTTCTTGAAATACACGACCAAATGAGCGTACCTACGATTAGCCGTCCCTCATCTCTAAAGATGGCACGAAGCCCTATCTTCTACACGGGAAAGAACAACACCCTCACCAACGATGAGTTGGATGCGATGAGCCTACAAATAAAAGTATGGGCTGGAAGCAAGGCATCACCCCCCGCCTCTAACAACTACTCATTGA